CCCACCGACCCTTCTTGACGTTCAACAAGATGAGGTTTGGGCCCGAGTCTAAATTAGGGTGGAACACGCCCCACGTGCTGATCACAGAAAAGTCAGCACTCTCCTTCTTGCTGTACGCAGTGTCATACGTCTGGATCAGGTATTCACAAGGAGGCGGCTCCTCAGACTTCCACTTGCGCCACCATTCGCGCTTCAGAATGGCTCCCTCATCGTTCGTCGGGGCCTGCTGCCACTGGGCATTCCACTTCTTCATGCCAATGGAAACCTTGACCTTCTCTAACTCGTCAAGGCTCCAGTACCCGGGCCACAAAGGTTTGTTGCTGGGCAATATGGCAGGGAACTCGATCACCTCCCACTGGTCGGACTTCAACTGCCCTTGCTGACGAAGTAAGCGACCACTTAGGTCATCAGTCTTCCAGCGTGTATTGATTACGATGATGGAGCCGTTTGGCTGTAACCGCTGACGAGGGCCGGAGGTGTACCACTCCCACGTGTTCTCCATAGCAGTCTCGGACAACGCGTCCTGCTCGTCCAAGATGTCGTCAAGGATCACAATATTGCCGCCTCGACCGGTCATCGCGCCGCCCTTACCGATGAAAAAGGCTTCACCACCACCCTTCGTGTTCCACCGACCGGCGGCCTTGGAGTCCGCAGACAAGCCAACAGAAGGGAAGAGCTCCTTGTACCGGTCTTCCTCTACAAGGTTACGGATCATGCGACCGAAGCGTTGGGCAAGCTCGGCGGTGTGCGAACCGACGATGAGTTTGCTGTCGGGGATTTTGCCCATGACATAGGCAGGGAAGAGGTAGCTACCGAGCTGGGACTTGCCGTGCCGTGGTGGCATGGCAATCATCAGGCGCTTGCATTTACCAGCAATGACGCGGTCAAAGGCTTCCGCAATGATCTTATGGTGTTCCCCAACGAGCATCTCGGGCCACACGTACTTGCAGAAATCAAGGAAGCTAGTGGTCGCTTTCTCTTGGGCATCCAGTAGCTGGAGCCGTAGCTCGAGGCGCAGGCGCTCGGCCTCGACATCTTGTTGTTGCGTGTTACTCACGGGCAGACCTTCAGGTTCTGAATTTTTTATATATTAACCCACCCCAAGCCTTTTTACAAACAAGGGGGGGCCTTTTGTGGGGAGCAGGGTGGGGGTAGGGGGTCAGACTTTCAAAAGCTTTTTGTTAGGCTAAAACAGGGCCTATGTCCTTCGCTGACGCTGACGGTACTTAAAATGGCCCTCCCCCCTAAGGGATTGACAGACTGGTGTTCCGGCGTGCCCACCCGCCCCCGCCACCACCATTTGGGAAGGATAATAAAAAATCGAGCTTGTCAAGTCAAAAAAAACAATCGGTGCGCTCGCACCGATTGACTTTGCCTATGATGCTCTAAGCTGTTGATTCTAAAGGGGAAAGTAAAAAAGCCCAGACTGTACAGTCTGGGCTTCTCGGGTCGGGACTGGTCGGCGCTGCCGACCAGTTAGGGGATCAGGCCTGTTCGGACTTCTCCATCTCGCGCCGCTGCTGATAGCGCTCGCGTGATTCGCTGGCCAGTTTCTTTGCCTCTTCTTTAGTGGTGACGCGCAGCTCGGACACTTGGACACTGACACCGGCCAGTGATTCAAAGTGAATAGATTCACCGGTGTCGTAATCGTATTCTCTGCCCACTTCGGTCAGGGTGCAGAGAAACCCAGCTAAGGCTTGAACGTCTTTACCGGTCATCCCTTCAGGCAGCGCGAAGTTATTACCGTTAATGTTGATTGTCTTTAATGTTTTCATCTCTATTCTTTCTAGGTTGGTTGCACTGGATCGGCTGATCCAGTGCTTGTATTTTAATTGACTATTACGCTGAATGTCAAACTATTTTTAATCACGGATTCCACTTCATCCGCAAGATTATCGGATGCCCATTCCTTGATCTTGTCGTCTACTACATCCTCCACGTTGTAGTCACTGGCGTCAAAATTTTCGGACATCCAGTTGCTGATCTGATCATGCACGTCGAGGTTGTCATCGATCCAGCTGCTGATCTTGCCGTCTACCTCATCCTCGCGGATCAGTTTGTGCTCGTCGATCCGTTGATCGATCAGATCGATCAACGCGAGGCGCTCCACGCTGGGTGCATTGAGCACTTGATCCATGGCACCCAGTACAGTATTGAGCAGCACGTATGCTGCTGTTTGCACTGCCACGCCGTCGCTGCTGGCGCTGGCCAGCTCGTTCACATATGTCAAAGCCGCGCCCACGTCTACGCCACGGCTGCCGAACAAATCATTACGGTAACAAGCTAAAGGGTTCTTTTTCATTTCTCTATCCTTTCTGAGTGCGGCCTCAATCAGGCCGTGAATGAATTACATCACGGCCTATGGTGCCAGTCCAATGAATTATTTCTATCGGGGCTCGCGCCCCGATAGTTAGCAGCAGTCCAGCAGCAGCCGCGTGCCACCGAGTCCGGGCGCTACCAGTGCATAACCGAATTTCTCGCTGGGGTCGATCATGTCGCGAGCGAGGTCGATTGCCTCGAGGCAATCCGCCAGCTCAGTGCTTTGGTCGGCGAGCGACACGGAGCTATCCCATAGCAGGTCGATGCTGCGCAAACCACCGCAGCGCTCCGCGTCCAAAAACGAGCAATATTGGCTCTTGCGCCATACGTAAAGAATCGAGGCCATGTCAGCAGCCCTCGATTCTTACGCCGCCACGCACGCCCAGCGACAAAACAAAATCAGGGTATTCGTCGAGGGTCTCGCGACGTGAAGCGCGATGCAGCGAAGCTTCGACTCGCTGCTCATACTGCGCCAGCTCTTGCGCGACTCGCTGATATTTATTAATCGCTGCCTGCTTTGTTCGATAGCAGAGCGCGTCATCGAGGTAATCATCGCCGATTCTTAGGAACCAATATTGTTTAGTGATTGTCATCGCTCTATCCTTTCTGTTGTGGAGCGCCCAGTATAGGCGCTCCAGTGCCCGCGTCCAATGGTTTGTTTCTATCGGGGCTCGCGCCCCGATAGCCTACCAGCTCGATTGATACTCGAACGACCAGTCTCGCTCAGGGCATGCGGCCAGCAGTGCGGCCAGCTCGTCCGCAGTGCGTTGAAGCTCTTCGAAATAGTAGTCGTCGTATTGATACCCGCCAAAGAAAAACCCCTCATTGGGAGGCAAAAGCTTAGCGGCCAATTTGCGATTGGCCAGCACCTTGAGGCACAAGTCCACCAGCGCCTGCAAATCATCGCGCCCTACTTCATACGGTTGACAATCGTCCACGTCATCCTGCACGTTTTTGACAAACCAGCCATGTATCTGATTTGCTTTGCGCCAGTATGCCGCGCGGCACCGAACCTCGCACAATTCCAACGGGGCGGGAATATCAAAGCCGGAAACCTTTACATCTCCGCGTTCCTCGCTCCACAAATAGCGCTTAGCGCTTAAATACATATCGAGTCCCATATCTATCCTTTCTGTTGTTGAGGCCTCCATTGTGCCAGCTCCGCGCACCGCGTCCAATGAATTGTTTCTATCGAACCAGCGCCAGCAATAGAGAATATTTCCGCGTCGAGCCCGCCCGCCCCCGCCGCCACCAATTAGGGAAAAAACAAACGCGAACCGCGAACCACGGGCAAAGCGCCAGCAAACGCGCACCGGCTGCCGCCGGTGCGCGAACCGTGGCCAAGGCCACGGGCAACACGGAGCGCGAATCACGCGCCCCGCTCCACGCACCGCGCCACGTTTCACAGCGATGACGCACCAAGGCCCGGGGGCCGGTTTACGCTGGGCAAATTAACCAAAGGGAAAATGCAAATAATTCTCATTCCCCCTCTGTAAATGCGAATAATTCGCATCCTAATTTAGCCAGTTAAGCCGCCAGCAAATCTAAAGCGCGGTTTTTAATCGCTGCACCGGTGCCAAACCATGCCGATTCGAGGCGCGTGTTATCGCTGCGTCCGCGTTCGTGGTCTACCAGCTCGGTCACCGCGTTGAGCATGCCCCAGCGCGTGCCGGTAACGCCTGCGATATCCGAACCGATGGCCGCGCCGTTGAATAATTGCATGATTCGCTTGTATGCCCGTGAATCGGAAATATCGATTTTGCCGGTGTGGTAAGGCTTGAGCAGCTCCGATACAAACGCGTCCGCCTCATCTGCGCCCATGGGCTCGCCCGCCAGCTTGCGTGATTCAACTAAAAAGCGCTCCCAATTATTGGCCACAATGCCCAGCTCCATGCGCACCGCGTCCGCGTCGAATCGTTCACTGTGCAGCACGCGCACGGATGCCGTGTTATCTCCCAGCGCTGCCGTGATGGTGTTATTACATACCACGCGAACCGTGGTGAATTTTGCCACTGTGGCCATGGTTCCATCATATGAGGTGCCAAGCAGTAAATAAGGCTTGACGGTGTCACCCTCGACAATGTCCGCGCCCGCGCCTACTGATGCCAGCGCCCAAACGCGCCGTCCGTAACTTAACGCGCCCGCCGTCTCCATTTGAAACCCGCCAAGCTTCACCAAGTTATCAAAAAACCCCATAACCTCGGCAGGCTGCACTACGTGGTACCCGTCCGAAACAACGGCCAAGGGTGCGCCGGTGTCGCTACGGTGTAAAACTTTGCGCCCCTTAAATGCCTCCGGTTCGCTGGCCGCAGCCGTGCGAAACAGTACGGGGGATTCAAGCACGTCATAAGCTAAACCCGCCTCGCGTGTCCATGTCTCAATTGACGCGTCCGCGCTCAAAGCTTGGCCTAAACCATGCCAAGGGGTTTTGCCCGCGTAAGCCATTGCAGCGGTGCCGTTTGTGGTGTCTATCATATGAGCCATTTGTCTATCCTTTCTGAGTTGAATCGATAACCGCCCGGCTATCGATGGTTTGAATTCTAGTCTATTGTCCGCACCGGTCAATTGAATTATTCCTATCGGTTCGGGGTTTTCAATTAGCCGTATCTATCGAGCAGCCACCCAATAAAAAGCCACAATAAAACCGCGCCGATTAATATCATAAGGCCACCTCGCGCCCAATATCTCCCGCGATATGGTGCCGCAACATCGAGCCCACCGGCAACCCTCGGGCAAAGTCCCGCACCGTTTGCGCATCGTTCGCGTGTCCGGTTTTGCGCGTCCCGTGCCACTGTATCGCTACCGGGCCACTGGCTGCATAACAGCCGCCCGCGTCATCCGTGCCAACTCGCTTTTTACCCGTGCCATGGGCAACAAATACCACGACAAAATCACGTTCACCACGTGCGCACAATGGGGAACCGCCGCCACAATCCGCACATGTAAACGATTCGGCCAGCTCAGCGGGGCAGCGGGCAAATGTCACCCCGTGAATTTTGCGCGGCCAGCTCTCGGCAGTGTCCACCGGTGCAGCGTAAACCGCCGGGCGGCCAAGCTCGACAGTACGCACCGCGTCCGCGATGGTGTCGCAGCTCGCGTTAATTGTCGTTTTACCCGGTGCCGGTATCGGCAGCGCCTCAGCGGCAAAGTGAGAATAAGCCCACGCCATACCCCGGCGCGGTACCGCGTCATATACGGCAGCCAAATAATCCGCGTCGATATGATCCGTGCCGGTTTCGCTTTTGGGGTGCAGCGCACACGTGCGCGGGCACGTGCCATAAGTCTCATGTTCGCCAGCGCGATAAGTAACTGCTATCGGGCCGGTTTTTTTGTTGGCTGATATTGCAACGGTTTTCAACATGACTCTATCCTTTCTTGATTAATGAGCGGCCAGTATAGGCCAGCTCCGGCACGATTCCCAATTGATTTTTTAAATAATCCAGCCGTTCCGATAGCTTGGCTTTATTGATCGGTTCCACAATAAAAACCCCGTCAAAATTATCACGCCCCCACTGTAGCGCCTCGCGTTTTAATTTAAAAATTTTAGAAGGGCCGTCTCGCTGGGCATGCGCCCAATAAACGCAAAGGGTTTTTGTCATATTTTCCCCCTAACGGCAGCCGCGACACTTTGCGCCAAAGTACTTAAATATTCCGGGTTCGATACTTGGCCGTCTTCAAACATGCATGCCTCATCATTAACACACAGGGTCGCGTACTCTTCGATCATGTCAGTATTTACAAAATCGCCAAGCGCCTCATCGATACAGTCAATATCGCCCGCCACAACTAAAACAATAAATGTCTTCATCTTCTATCCTTTCTGTTTGCCGCACTATCGCGACAGCACCTATTTTGCCAAACCGGGGCAAATTGTCCAATTGTTTTTTTCGATCAATCCAGCCTGCCCCATAGATTATCCCTAAGCTCTGCCCAATTCATCCCCCGTGATGGCCACTCCGCCAACGGCGGCAGCCGAAGGCCCTCTTCAGCAAGGGCAACAGCATCACGCCCGTGATAAAGCAAAATCCGCTCAGGCTTGAGCACTGCACCGCCCGCACGCAAAACAAGCACAAAGCAAGGCCTGCCCTTGGCTGCATGCCGGACCAAGAAAGCAATTTGATGTGGCCGCAATTTCACTTTCAAGCCACTTTGCACCACTTTCAATTCCAACGTGACAAAGCAATCTGCCACGCCCACCAGCATATCGGACACGCCAAGGTTCACACGGTTTTCGATTCGCTCAATATCGCAACCCAAAGCCTTGAGCCCATCACGCACACGTGCAGAGAATCGCGCCTCAGGTGTCGTCGCCATGGTCGATTTCAAAAATGTCCGGGGGAGGTTCGGCCACGCCTGAATCAAACTCCGGGTCTTTCTCCCGGTCGGTGCTGTCCAGCACTTGGCCTGTGCTCGCGTCAATCAAGGCAGTCGGGGGCGGGCCACCGTAGAGCCGCTTCAACTCGTCCAGCTTACGCTGCACTTCCTCTTTCGACATTGAGTCAATTGTCCCGTGCCTGATTTCCTTGCGTTCCACGTAGATGGTGCCCAAGGCTTGGCCACGCCGGTATTCAGCCTGCACGGCAGCAGCAAACGCTCCCGCAGCCAAAGCCTTATCCCGAATTTCCTGCAAATCTTTCATGTGGCGTTCGTACGAGGTGTTGTACTTCGATGCCAATTCGGCACGATAGGCCTGAATCGCGGCCACAACATGGGGATATTCTTTCGGGTTGGTCAACTTCCACGCCATCACCGATGCAGAGCCCTCTTTGTACCCAGCACGCATTGCGGCCTCTTTCAAGGTCACCCGGCCATCGCC